TGTTAATTCGCCTTTTCTTGCCGCCGCTTGCTCTTTTGCTCTCTCTGCAAACTGAGGTGCTGTGCGAATTTGGCTTGCTAGACGCTGTTGCTCCTTGATAAGACCAATAGCAGTAGGACTTTCAGCAAGTGCTTCAGCAGATGTTGGCTTACTACCAGTAACAATTTGTCCTGCATTACGCAAGGCGGCAATAACTTCATTTTTCCTTGGGCCAGCCAACTCATTTATGTATTTACGAGCCGCTTCCATTTTGTTTGCATCTGTGATTGGCAAAGATGAAACATAGTCTTTAACTTCTTTAAGAACTTTTGAGGCTACTGGTATAGCACCACCAATAATGCCACCCAATCCCATGTTAAACAACTTGTCTGACAAATAAGATTCTTCTGATGCTCCACTAGGCATTATTCCACCCTGAACAACGCCACCAGCCATTAACCTGCTTACGCCAGCCGTAGGAAATAGTTTGTTTAAAGGTGAAAATACAGCACCTGCAAACTCAGGAACATCAATACCTTCTCTGCCTGCCGCTTTTTTAAGCGTTTCGCTCATAAGTTGCTCTTGTTGAACATTTCTTATTGCGCCTTGCTTTACAGCCTCGCCAAACAAACCAGTTCTTGCCAATAACTCATTCACGCCTAATGCTGGTTGAATTACAGCACCCCGTAAAAGACTATATGTAGGCGAAATCAACTCTGCTGTTTTTCTAGCAAAAGTGTCCATGCCTCCTTGTGCAGGAGGTTGTTGCGCTACTGGTTGTTGAGGCGCAACTTGTTGTGCTGATGTATTTATTCCTAATGTTGTATAAAACTGTTCTTTTGGAATATCAGAATAAAACTTAGAATGAAAAGCATCCGCAAGTTGTGTATCCGTCAAATCAGAATATTGAGGATATTTTTGGCGAATTTCGGCTATTGTTGCCATATATATTCCTTTTTACTTGCGGATACCTAATGGATCAGAATTATCGTTCTTTGGTGCAGAAGAGCCTCCACCATAAGCAGAAACGCCTTGAGAAGAGCGTCTACGCTCAATGCCTTCCATTGTATTAAGTTGTGCTTTTTTAGCGGCTCCAACAAAGTTGTTCAATGACTCAAGAGTAGTCTTTGTATCATTTTTACCATAAGCGGCAATCAGTTCATTTGCAAAACGCAATACGTCTTTATCTGTCTGAACACCTTTGGCGGCATCAGTTTTAAGGTTAGTTGCATTTTGTATCGCTCTTTCTAGTTCTGCATAAGCACGACTCTCAGGGGTTGATCTACTTGTTGCATTAGCCAACTCATACTTTTTGTTGTTAATTGGGCCAAGTTCAAGAGGTGCTTTACCAGTTTGAGGGTTGACTTGCAATGATTGAATGACAGGTTCAAGCGTAGATACTTGTGATTTCAAGTTATCAATTAACTTAAAGTCGTTATCTTCTTCTTTTTGCAGATTAGGTTTCAATGGCTGATTAGCAAGCAACTGTTTCTTGAGATCAATAGTGCTTAAAGCAACATCATTTCTCATTTGAGCAATTTGTAAATTAGCATCTTGACGCATCTGTGCAATTTGAAGGTTTGTCGCACCATTCATTCTTGCTGTTTCAATCTTTGCATCAGCCGCTACTTTTGCCGCTTCCATTCTGGCATCATTGGCTAATTTAATACCTTCTAGTCGTGTTTGATTTGCTTCTGCGGCACGATTGCTTGACTCTAAAACAGCCAATATCTTGTCTGGACTACCAAATTTAGTCACAGTTTTAAGCACATCTGCCTGAGTAGCATTTGGCCCTAAATTAGCAAGTTCTGAACGTAACTTCTCTTCTTGCACTATTGATAACTCAGCCTTTTGTGTTTGAGCACTAGCAAGACGGGCTTGTGCCTGTTCTTGAGCCAATTGTTGACTTCTTTGGATAAGAGCCATGCCCCTTCCTGTATCGCCCGACCTAATCAACTGTTGACCAAGTTCTGCATAACCTTGTGGAGATGTTAAATCAGCCTGACTAGCCAAGTTTTGAAATTGGGATATTCTTTGTAACTGTGGGTCTTGTGCGCCCAATGCGCCACCAACAATATTGCCTAGCCCTCTGCCACCAATGTACGCCATTGCATTAGTGCGCTCATAAGGGTCAAGTTGAGCAAACTCAATTGCTTGCTTACGTGTTTGTTCTTGTCTGTTTTGCTCGTATATCTCTGGAGATACACCAAACAAATTACCCATTATTGAATCTGTTGCCATGATTATTCCTTATTCAAATCCAGAGTTTCCACTGCCATATAAAGACGCTTGTTGTTGCTGAAACTGTTGTGGTGTATATTGAGAAGGAGATTCCCACCAATTCTTTATTTGACCTTGCAAATACTTATTAGTTTGTTTTCCAAAGTCACTTCCTGAAACGCTACTTAAAGCAGTTGCATAAGGATTTAGAGCATTAGCCTTTTGCATTGCCTCTGCCGCACCAAGACCACCAGCAAGTAAATACCTTCCAGCAGTTGCGCCAGCCGTAGCAGACCTACCACCAAGAGCAGAACCCAACTCCAATCCTTGTTGACCCATTGATTCAATAGTTCCACCCAAACCAAGCGATGTTTGGAATGGTGATAACGCACCAACTTGACCAGCCTGATACTGACCAAGCAATTGCGAACCTGTGCCAAACAGCCCTGCACCAAATGCAGTTTGCCGTTGACCAGCCTCTTGTGCTTGAGCCGCAAGTTGTAAATCTTGTTGTGCCAAGGCGTTGTAATACGCTTCCATTTCAGGAGTAGTAGCACCTAATCCTGCCGCACCACTAGGTCTAGCACCCGTAGCACCCACAGACAAGCCTCCACGCCCTGTTTGGAAAAGCCTATTTTGTAATTGCGCCATTTCTCTCTCACGACTAGGCGCAAGTAAGTCTTGTTGTCTAGCAATGTATTGTTGCGCTACTTGTTCAGGAGTTTGAGCCAAATACTGTTGACCAAGACTAAATAGCCCACCTGCCGCACCTTGTAGAGGAGCGTACTGCTGTGGAGCCATTAAGCCCTGTTGGATTTGTTGTTGCGATAGGGCTTGTAACTGATCCTGATATTGTTGTAGTTCAGGAGATACTGTGTATCTTGCACTCTGCAAATATCCTTCAGGACTCATCTCAAACTGAGATGCACCAAAGCGTGTTGTAACTCCAACAGGACGGAATTTTGCCGCTTCAGCCGCTATTCGTGCTGATTCTAGTTGTGCGGCGGCGGCTGTACCTGCCGCACTCTTTGTGGCTTGACCTTGTACAAGCGAACCTGCAAATGCGAATGGCATATCAAATCTCCTTTGCTACCGCTACATGAGTAGCATTAAAACCAAGTTTCTTATAAAACATATCTAACGATTCTTTTAGGTTATAACTTGCAACCAAACTCTTACAGTTATTCTTTTTAGCCATTTGTTCAACAAGTTTAAACATCTTCATTCCTATTCCTTGACCTCTGTACTCTGGTTTTAAAAAGAACATATCAACTTGACAGCAAGTCTCATCGTAGTATGGGCTTTTGTAAAACAAGTAAAACGCATAACCAATTGTCTTTTCCTCATCTTTGGCTATCACCACACGAAAGTTACCAATTACTTCCCTATCAAACATCGGCTTTTTATTCTTAAAATACTCCCAATGCTCTAACGCAATCTCGTCAAAGTCCTCAATGTCATCCAATGTTCCATCAATGACTTGTATAACTTCTTCTGCAATCATGCTGTGCGTTTCCATGCATAGACAGTTATGTACGGCTGATAGTTAGCATTTGTGCCACTAGAGCCAGTTGTACTTACTGCAACGCTAATGCCAGTTGTAACAGTAGGAATTAAAGCAAGTGTTGTTGGAACTGCCGCCGCACCGCCAGGCGTTCCCAAAGCATTTGAAGAACCAACATAATTTGATCCGTGGGTGTGGCCTGGGTCTGTCACAGTTGCCGTATGCGTGTGACTTACAGTAATAGCATCTGCACTACCACCAGTTTCCTCTGCCGTATCAAACAATGAATTGCCAGAATCAAAACCAACCATGACCCGACCTGCGCCAAAGGCTGTCCAAGTACCAAATCCAAGCAACGTAGCAGGATTAGTGCTTGATGTTGCATTTGTGTAGATAGAGCCAACAGGATAAAGCAAAGCAATAGCCGCTTGCACAAAAGCAGTAGTTGCTATCGCAGTTGTGCTGTTTCCAGAACTCTGAGTGGTTGCAATAGTGCCAGTAGGCAATGTAGGCGTACCAGTAAAGGTAGGGCTTGACAAATCTGCCTTGGTTGCAATAGCCGTAGCAATGTTGTTGAACTCTGTGTCAATCTCTGTACCCTTGACAATCTTTAAAGCATTGCCAGAAGATAGGTTGTCTTTTGTAGCAAAGTTCGTGCTTTTGGTGTAATCACTCATGATAGTTTTCCTTGTTTAGCCTGTATCTCAATCTTTTGAATTGATAATGGTGTTCCATTTATGTTTGATTCATAACCAGTTTGGACAACCTTTCCTGTGCCAGTTGCAGAAACAGTAAGCGTCTGCAAAGCAATACCATCACTATATTGGGCAATAGTTGTAGCATTAGCACCATACTCAGCAATCCCATAGTAAGACTCGCCCTGAGTAGGAATAGTATCGTTGTCTGACAAGTAGTTGGTCTTAAAGTCAAAGCCCCATTTAAATGTCACAGTCTGGTTACTTCCACCAATCACAACAATCGACAACTTCTTTAAGATAGATGTCCTACTCTGATCGCCTAGATCAGCATGGTTTGTGTAATACAGCATCCGATAAGAAGATGTGTAATCCTGATACAAGTTATACAAGCCAATATAGCCATTTTTGCCAATGTAGAGACTTCCATCTCTACGAGACAAGAACGCTGTTGGCTGAATAGAGTCCCAAGTTGTTACCCTAGATGCGCCATTTGGCAATATGCCCTTTGTATCAAAGCAATACACAGCACCAATGCTAGGCATAGTCAATAAGTAAAACGCCTCACGCTCAGAGTAGACAGACTTAATGTTGGTTAATGTCTCACCAGCAATCACGCTAGTTAAGTCATTACGAATGTTCTTAGACAAGTCTCTCTCAGGCGCAGACTTCTCTTGAATCGTTCTCATCAATGAACGAACACCTGAGTTGGATAAAAACAACACATCTGTGCTTGTCGTCTGAATACTGTCTCTAGCAATACAGCCAATGCCCTCAACTGTGTCACTCAAGGTCATCGAGGAAGGCGTAGTCGCACCTGAGTAAACCAATATTTGACGCTTACCAAAGATGAACAAGAAGCCGTTATGAGCCGCTAAACCAGTAATCTGATCAGCACCATTTACCCACACATTGTTGACATTTAAAGAACCAGATGTTCCTGTTGACCAAACATGACCTGAAATCAAGTCACTAAAGTAAACAGTAGCATTGTTAGAAGTGGTGTTAGCCGCCCATAGACGACCAAACGCTGATATACAAATATTTGCATCAGGCACAGTAGCCGCATAACCCGTCTTCTCAGACACACGCCTATAAGTAGTTGTACTTACGGCAGGGTCATAGATCAATGGGTTATAACCAGACTGATAAAAGTAGGTGATTCCATTTAAAGAAGCACATTGCCAATTGCTTTCAGTAATAGTTGGGGCTGTACCCCCTCCCCCATAGGTGAGTTCTGTAACAGCGTTTGAACCATCTAACTTGAATAATTTGTTGTTTCCAGCAAACAATACAGTCAAAGTGCCATCAGCCTGAACTAACTCATGGATAACTTTGACATCATTTGCACCCAAGTTACCACTTGAGGAGTTAACCCTTGACCATCCCTTACGTGCTCCAACACGTCCATATTGGTCAATGATGCAATTTGTGGCAATCAAAGCATATCCAGCCGCCAAATCGAGGGGCGAGTCTTGTGTGTTCAGGCCGTAGAAGCCTGGGGCGCTTATGCTAGAGACTTGGATTCCTTGGCTCATACCGCTACAAATCCTTGGTTCTCAGGGTATCGTGTGCCTTCCAATGCTATGTAGTCAGACAGCATTGTTTTGTATAGCGCATAAGCCTCAGAAGAAGTCAATCCACCATCTTCACCACGCTCCACCAAAGCACGAGCATAGGCGTTTTGAGCCACTAAAACATCAGGCACTTTAACCACAGTAGCATCAGCAGACAAAGTGGCTTGTGGGACTGTTAAAGAGAATGGGATGCTATACACGCCATCAGGACGGGGATATAGCGTTACTTTGGTATCGTTGCTACTGTCTACCCCATCAAAGGCGTAATACGCAGGGATGCCACTTACAGGGGTTGAGAAGTTCTGATAACGATTCATGGTGGCAAAGTCGATATTCTTCATACCAACATTGCCAGTGACATTTATCACATCCTGAACTTGGAACTTCTGACCAGCACCAGTTAAAGCGTAGGAATATGTGCCAGAAGAGGTAGATAGAGTAACTGTCGTGCCAAG